TAACATATGGTCGCTCCAATAGGAGCCCTGTGTTGTAGCTACTGGCGGTGAATTCCGACAGTATGCGTAAGACCTTCTCTGATACCGTTCAGGAAGGCCTCAGAACACTCCGAAGCATTTCGGAAGTGCCTGAAAAGATCGCCAGAGGATATTCCCTCTCCGATCTTTCTCGAAATTATGTTCGAGAAATGGAGAACCACCTTCGTAAGGGGGTCCCCCATGAGTACTCCCCTGTAAAGGGTGCAAGTCCTCAATTGGTCGTCGACCGCGCGACCAAGTTTACTTAATGGGCCGGTGCCCGTAAAGTAAACAGTTCTTGGTTGGTAACATACCCCAAGAACTATTCCTTGAAGAAGTGGCGGAATGCCGCACTTCCTCATCCATTTGGACGCCACTGGGCGTGCAAATGCGTGTACCATTCGGTCTGTTGCCTCTTGGTAGTCAGTGCTGCAGAACCATAGGTCCTGCCAGCGCATGACGCGATCAATGTGATCATTGAAAACGTCTTCAACTCTCCTTTCACGGTCCTCCGTGAATAGGAGATCATACATCTCTTCCGACGTAAAGTCGCGGAAGAGATTCCATCCGTGGTGGCTTGCGCCCATCCCGGAGGCTGAACTCTTAATTCCCTTCTTGAGGGGATAAGAGCATATCTTGGAGACTGTGTCTAACACAATCTTCAGACACGCGACGCCCTTAGTGACGACTCGCGCTTTGCTGGGTTCCCTGACAACGGTCAGGTGAACCTTACGTAGATCCTCCACAGGAGTGTGAAGGACCTCATCTAGACACGCGTAGAAAACTGCGGTGCCTATCGACTCACATTTGTCCTTAGGGACAAATTTGAGTATGTCACCCGTATCCATACATCTTATGGGTATAGGCATATCTTCATACTTGGCCATGAGGTCAAGTATGGCTTGGGCGGTTCCGCCCTCTCTCCTGTTGGCTTCCCAACAGGCAGAGCCTGTGACTGTGACACGAGCTTTCGTGTCCAGCCCTGTAAAGACATGGTCGGGGATAGCCTCGATCACGTCATCCAACGCGGCCTCGAATAAGGCTTGTTCGGTTGGAGTAACTTCTGGGGGTGGGGAATCCACCGACAGAATGAATTTCCTCTTAGATCGTAAGACGACCAAAGGGGGTGGAGTCCCAGATCCTCTCGTCTGGGACAGAGTTCCTGCCAGGTATAGCCTGGAGAAACCTTCATGTCGGACCGCCCGTTGCCAGGCCGGTCCGAGGAACGAATGGACCCATCGGGGTACATCTTCCAGGGTGGATAGTCCTTCCACCGGTTCATCCAAGTGTATCACTTGTTTGAACAACTTACGAGACCGCTTAAGCTGTTCGTAATGAGTGACTTGCTCGTCTAACGAGAAGTCAGTGACCTCACCGTCGAAGAATTCGTCGGTAAGGAATAACGATATTGCTTGTATGACAAACAAATCGTATTTCTCCCACGTCCAGATTTCCTCTGGGTAGGAGAGAAACCGTTGGAGGAATAGTCCATCCACGGTTTTGAGGACCTCCAGGAGCCTTTGGGCTCTGTAGGTCTTATTGCGTGGTGCTGAGTAATCAGCATGACGCTCACGTTCCTCATCTGTCCAGATGGGGTCGTGTAATCCTCTTACGAAGAAAGAAATTCTCCGAAAGAGTGTATTGGCAAAGTTCCGCAAGGGATCAGTGCCTTTCGCCGCATGGCGTGCCGACTGGATCCTATGGCCCCAGTGGGTGTGATTGAAGAGTAAGAACATCTTCTCTTCATGACATGAAATCTGGGTGAACCAGGTGACATGCTTACGGTCGCTTCCGCATAGTGCGGGAGCGATCTTGTCCTGTAGCCGGTGGGTACCCCCCGGCCACACGTTAATCTTTGGCTTCTCCTCACAGTACTGTGAGGCAAAAGCATATCCTGCGAGGATCCTAAAGGGGTCCTCGTAGATTACCCTACTATTGGACTTTTCCAATGTAGGTACGTCCTCCTCTTCCGGGCATTCGCTCGGTTCGGAGCTATCTGTATAGAGGCAGTCCTCTAATACAGATGACCTGTTTCCCTCGTCATCGAGGGAGAGGTTGAAGAACCCGTCCTCCGCGAGGAACGGTTCTACTTCCTTCGATAGGCGGCTGCCCGCCTTTCGAAGTGTCAGACAACTTGGTATCTGCTTCAGATACAAGTTGTGCGTGCCTCGGACGTAATGTTCGAGACTCGGCGGTACGATATTCGTCTTAGAACGCCTATCGTAGTACAGCGTGCATCCCTCAATGTGGGAGTACGCCAAAGAAGAATGGAGTACTGAATAGTGCTTCAACTTCATACCTAGTTGCCACCTTTTGTGGAT